ACTGCCCCAGTAACACCAGTTGTTCCAGTAATTGCAGCACCACCAGTTACAGATAATAAACTAACCACTTTTAGAGAATCATTCAGAATAACCTGTCCGCCAGTAATATTAAGAAGACTATCAATATCACCACTCAGTGCAACTACCCTACCAGTAAATGTAGCAGTTGTTCCTGTAATTGCACCAGTAAATGTTCCGCTCACATAATCTAAAGATAAACCCGGCATAAATAAATCAGGAAATCCAGATTTATCTTGTGCTTGTACATTACCTATGGACAGAATAATGATACAAGCAATTATCAATAACTTTTTCATTATTCTCTCCTTAGTAGGCTAAACATGAAACATCAATAGTTGCAGCAGTACCACCAGATTCAGATACCCAATAAAATCGAATATAAAGAATTTGACCGGTTCCTCTGTAATCAATTGAATATGTTCCATCTGCAGTTTTGGTTATATTAACAGAATCAAGATTAAACCAATCCGTACCATTAAGACTACCTTCAAGTCGATACACTACATTTGTAGTCATACTGGCAACTTTTACTTGCCAAAGAATATTCCTATAAATTATCATTCTATCAGAACTCAAAAGATAAATTTTCTGAGTATTATCTGCTGCTGCTGTCAATTGATCAAAGGTCATAACTGTGTGGTCATTAACATATTGCTCGGCATTCATTGTACCTACCTGAGCAGCAGCAAAGATAATACAAGGAATGATAATCAGTAACAGTATTATAAATCCAAATCGTTTCAATCTATGTTCTCCTTTATTTAGGAGTCAGTTTTGTTGGTGTTTTCTTTGGTTGCTTTTCTGTTTTCGGAGTAGATACCTTTGTATTTTCTGGAAGTGTAAAAATATCCGGTCTACTTTTTAATAGGAAAGCACCAAGGGCATCATCAACTTCTTGTTCCCCACTATTTATAATGTGAATTTTTCCATAAATAGGATGTGATCCATTATAAACTGTATCATTTACAGTTGGTGTAAATATGATTCTCATAAAACCTCCCAAATAGCTTTTTGAGGGGAATTTTTAGTATTCCCCCCATCCAGCTAATATGTTAATCCTCAGTACTATGATTTTGCAACTGGAAGCATGAATCACCAGAAGCCCAAGCAGTAGTGGTACTAACTTCAAGTGAAATACAAAAATCCTTTTCCGATGTAGAAGTTGCTGTACCCGCACCCTCAGTTACCACATCCACACCAAACTTTGCAGGTTCACCAATACCAACACCTGTTGCATCATTTCTGGCATAGAAAATACCTGTTGCAAATAATACTGGTACCTCAGCAGGAATGGTATCGGAAGCTGTATAACTGGATGTTGCTTTTTCTTGGCAGGCAATACCAATGAGACGTTCATCATCAGCAGTTCCTGTAGCAACCCCCATCACACCCCATTCAACAGGATCACCAGGTACGATAGTAGTTCCGGTAACCATGGGCAGCATAATAACTGGACCAAAAACAGGACCGGTTGCAAGGGCATTACCATCACCAATACCAGAAACAAGATCGGTAATGAAAATTTCATCAATATAAACCTTCTCACTCGATCCTGTTCCACGTTGATTCACAAAACGGAATCCATCAACATGTCCACGTGCAAGTGCTGTAATATCAATGCAACGAAGATAATAGAAATCAGCAGCAGTCAATGTAGGAACATTTACCTCAGCACTCCAAGTTCCATTATTACGGATTTGAAATGTTAGTTCCCCAGACAAACGGAGAGCAGTATCATCTTCAATCCACATGCAAAGCCAATTTGCCCATGTCCAATCTTCATTATCTGGACGATGAGCATCATCAAGGGTAAGAGTATAACCCTTTGTAGTTCCCATATCAGCCAATTCAAGTGCATTAGAACCATCAGCACGAATCTTGGATGTTTCATTTACAGCATTGAGATAAGAAGCACTCTCAATATCCCAGTCGGTAACATCCTCACAATTCGATACCAATTGGATTGTACTTCCCTTTGACGCCCACAGAAGATGTTTTATCAACTCAGGTCCAAAACCTTCACGGGCATACTCATTAATATTTTTTGCAATATTCAGCGTATTGCGGAATCCAGCTCCAGACGGCATATTTGAATCCTCCTATTACTATTTATAAAGTTAATAGTTACTTGGTGATGTTGTAACCCCAACCTGCAACAGGCTGCGTAAGAGTATTATAAACCGGTTTCCATACTCTACGAGTAGTAGCAACAAGATAATCCATACCTTGAAGAGGTTTACGAACAAGCTCAACAGTGAAATTACGTTTAATACCTCTCCAAAAAGCCGGTTTATATACGATAATGAACTGTGTATCGGTAACAGTAGTGGCATCATAAACACCACTATTATTCTGCTTTTCCTCGACATGCTGCGTTTTAACAAAATCAGTACCATCAATACCAGTGAGAACACCATTATGTATTGTAGCAGCACTACCAAATTTATCATTAGTAGAAACCTGATCAAGTGCCTTGAACTTGTTATACATGCTGGTATTCAGCAGAATTGAAAGTTCACCAGGTTCAAGCCCATAAACACCCATATCCTCAATAATACCACGAACAAGAGCAAGCCCAGCAGATACTGACCATGTGCTACAATCAACTTTCAATGCAAGGGCAGAATTAGCATCGGAAATGAGTCTACGAAGCCCTTTCCATGACCTACGAGCATCATCAGCATCTACACTATACCCAGTATCAAAATGGGTTGTGGTAGTATCACCATTGATGATTGCATTATCCTCAGCTTTCGCCATTGCACGTGCAATCGATCTACGAAGCTGTGGAAGAACAGGAACAACAGAATCTTCCTGCATTTCCTCAGTAACAGGATAATTTGCAATCAGTTTAACAGCAGTGAATGTCAAATTATCGGTTACTGGAGAAGATGTTTTATACATTGCCGGATTATCTGTGGTGGCTTCGGTACCAAGATATGCGGTACCATCACTCAGCAAAATAGGATATGTATAAGGGCTTGTCGGCATTGTGAATGACTTGAATAAAGAAGCAACCTTCGCTTCAAGTTCAACAAACTCAATCATCTGAGAAGAAAAACCAGTAGGTATCCAGTCAAGGCCGGAACCTGCGGTAGCAGTATTCAATGCCTTGGACAATTCAGACCATTTTGTTTCATAATCCTTAAAGGTCTTTAACTGTTCAGGCATAGACTTTGTACATTGACACAGAAGATACAAATCATCATTCCATGTCTGAAGTTTCTTACTAATTTCATCCTTATCAGCAGGTTCATACAACCGCTTTTCAATCATATCAATATCAAGCGGTGTAAGATTAACCTTCGAGAATCCTGCGAACGGGAATGAACGAGAATTAGACTGTTTCATCAGTTCAATAACCCGTTTTTCAATACGGTCATTAATCGCCTTTTCTCCAATAACACCATCAAGCTTGTCATGGAGAGCTTTTCCTATTACTGCGCCGATTTCTTCAAATTCGACGTTTGAAAATCCTTTCAGCATGTACTCCTCCTCATTATAATTTATATATAAAAGTTACTTGGTGGATGTAATCCCTTCAAGAATTGCCTTCGCTATTTTCTGAACAGCTTCATCAGAAATTGTTTCTTTCTTTTCCTCTTCAATACCAAGTCCACTCATAACACCCTTGGTAATCGAAGCAATAGCATCTTTATCGGATTTTTCAGTTGTTTCATCTGGTGATGCACTACTGATAATTGATGAAAGTGCCTCATGAAGTTTTCTCAATTGATCCAATGTCGCCTTTGCAATTTTCGCTCCAGCTTTATTTACTGGGTCAATATCAAACTTGAATTCAAATGTGGTAACATCGGATTTCTTTTCAACTTTTTCAATCCGGTCACCCAAATCATTAAGGGCATTTTCGATTTTCCCCAATGCTTTGATAACCTCTTCCATACTTGCCTCCTCATTACGTTTAACAACAACAAACTTTCGTTTATTTGCAGCCCTGTCAACAAGTGACACATGCTGCGGTTTTATCTCTTCCAATCTACGTACTTTCAAGTTTTCCACGTGCTGTACCCCCTATCGAATACCCAGTAATTTTTCCCTCCTTTATCGATTTCCATACATCGTTGTTTAGAATTAATGTTCCCATCATCCACGTACCTTTTCTGATAACCTGACCATCAAGAATCATATCATCAGGTGCTATATATGATTCAACTATCTTTAAATCTTTATTATCTTTTCCGTCGTGCATAAAATCATTGCCGACGCCAGAATAATTCATCATGAAGAAATGCGCCGCTTTCCGCACTTCCTCTTCATCATAAATATCCCCCACAGATTTATCGGTTGTGGTAGCATCAATTACATTCGGCTCCAATACTATTCCAAGAACGAATTTCAGCTCCTGTCCCTTTTTTACATGTAAATCATCTATGTCAAAATCCTCATCGGATGTATAAGAATAGGGTACCAATTTTTTTATACTCTTATTAAACATCCCCATACATTGTCCTACTGCCTGTTCATTTGTTTTACCTTCTCTCATTACAAATGGAACACAACGTTTCATCCAATCAGATTCGGATTCGTTGGGTTTCATTTCAGGTTTAGAAATAGTAAATGGTATACTATACTTTTTCAATATTTTATAGGTCATTTTATCTCCTAATGACAGGATAAACTCCACAATGACAGTTGATTACATTTTCAGGGCTTCCATTTTCATCACCGGGTATCATCATTGGTTCACCAGTCCACATAAATGGTTCATCAATTGAAACTTCTTCTCCATTCGCTCCAAGATGGTCAAATTTATCACCTTTTAACGGTGTTCTTGGATTTCCTCTCAAATATGTTGACCAGCCCTTTAATTTCACCACTGTTGACTTTTTATAACCGGCTAAACTTCCACCATTAAATATTCGGGTCGTTTCAGTTTGAACGATTCGCTGTGATATATATTTATTTTGAGTTTCCAGTTCCTTAATCCCATTTCGTAATGCATTTACTATCTCTCCAGATGAACCACCTATCATTATCATTTTCATAAATATATTTATCATTGTTTTACGATAATCTTTTGAAATAACTGCTACCATTTTTAAAGCATTTTTTACTAATGATATACTTACATCACCTAATCCTAAACTTTGAAATTCTTCATATGTTAATTTGGTAATATTTGTTATTTCATCTGATAATAATTCTCTATTTACTTTATGCTTCATTATTTCATCTGCTTTTTTTAATTCTACCAACGGTAATTCTTTTCCATATGCTTCCTCAGCATCTTGCAATCCATAAAACATACCCATATTCCAAACATTTAAAGTTGAACCTTTTACATGTTTAATCAGTATATTTGCTATTTCCTTTTCACTTAAAACATTATCAATACTTTTATCTTGTAATACCCTTTTTCCAGTTTCAGAAAGAACCTTATTTAAACCATTCAGATATGAAACCATTAATTGTTTTTCAAGATTAAAACGTCTATTTCTATATCTTAAATGAAATGCTTGTCTATTCATTACTTAAATCCTTAATTTCTCGCCAATAGAAACGTTATTTATTAAAGGTTCTCGTTAAAAGAGTATACTTATATGCTTTTAAACTTTGAACGCTTAAAAAGGACTATTTTACTGGCAGGGGTAGCTCCCCTATTTCACTACCCCTTACCAGGCGGGCACGGGAGGGAGGTCATTCCACGCCCGTGTTACCTACCCATACAGCAATCTATATTTACAAGGGGATTACACTTCATCAGCATTAATACCCTTTCTGAATCCGGTAAGAAAACGATCAAGTATATTTTCCTCAATAAGTGTTTCAATACTTTGACCGGCCGGAAGTTTATCCGATACATTTTTATTATAAAGCACACCAGCATCATATCCAGCTTTTTCGATCTGTTCATCATTCATATCACCAATTTCATCAATAACTTTAATGACGATATTGGCAATTGCTTCAACAAAAGAAGTTTTAAGTCCCATTATTCTTTACCTCCCTGTGATTGTTGTTGTTGACGTTCACCCGCATGTGACCCCTCAGCACCAGTTCCCATACCTCCACTCTGACCTCCCATTTCCTGTGGAATTGCTGCAAAGAAATCATCCAAATTCAATAAATTTGCAGTAATAACCCGTTTATCTTTATGTGGATCTTTCTTATCCACTTTATAACCAAGTCCTGCTCTATATTCCCCTATTGTAATTCCACCACGCTCCAATGCCCTTGATAACCGTTCCTCATGCTCCTTTGGTGACTCTTCCAATGCTTTTATAACCGAATCATCAAATTCAACCCAGTATTTAGCATTATAAGGACGTACTATGCTACGAGTAATGGCCTTGGCAATGGTTGAGAGTTTAGGTGGAATAATAACCGAATAGAAAACCTTAATCTGTTCTTTTGCCGATGCATAATTAATACTTTCATAAATACCAGCAAGGGCAGGCGGAACACCATATGCGGATAGGATTCTTTCACGTAAAGATTTTTCCATTTCCCTAAAATCCATATCCTTCGGTGTCTCAGATAATGTATCAATTTTCATACCTGAATTAAGAACTACTGGCAATCTGGTTTTCTTAGGCCCACCAAATGCCCGATGCCATTTTACAGCAATTTCACGTAACGTTTCAGGTTGCAATGGAGCCACACCTTTTGTAATATCAGCATCATGAGTCAATATTACATCAGGACGTGCTTCATTTTCAAAGAATGATTTATTATATGTTTCCCGATAAATTTCAGTTATAATGGTTGCCTGCAATGAACGAACGGAACCCATACCATAATAAATAGATGTAGGATTTGGATACTTTATAGGGCAAATATCACGTGGAAGAAACCAATGATATTTATGAGAACCCTCTATATCATATTTATATGCAGATACCTTTTCTATAGGGTCTGATTTCACTTCCACATATTGAGGTTGCAAATTAAACAGTTTTAATGGTAATGATGATTTACGAATCAAACCAGATTTATCAAATACCTTTTCAATATAATTGCAACCAGTCAATTCGAGAAACATTGCAGCTTCTTCTATTAATTCATCACCACTTTGCTCTGGGTTTGGTTCCATTAGTAATTGATAACAAGGGTCATCATAATCAACTTCCTCTGGTGTCCTGCGATTTCCGGTAAGCAACCGTAAAGGAACCGATTTAATAGATGACTGAATAACCCAGGTACACACATAAATCCATACAATAGATATATAGGAACGAACAAATGCCTGATAATCACCATCCATCGGAACTGATTCAAGTCCTCTGAGTGCATCATCAAATATTTTCCATGTCTCAGATTTTTGGATATGAGTATCATCAATTTCCGGCATTCGTATAATTGATTCACCGGGCATTTCTATTCCAAAATTCTGAGCGGATTTCTGTATAAAGTCAGTCAGCATTTATAGTCCTTATGGTAAATACTTTATAATCCAATTTGCACAAATAATAGATAACGTTCCAATCGATGTACATACTGTTGCTATAATGACTGTCTCACCCCAATGCCATATCAATTTTCCAATAACCTGCCCATTATCAGCAGACTTTCTACCTATTGCCCGTACATAAACACAGTAACCAGAGAATGCGAAAAACCATAAAATCGATAGTGCCATCAATACATCGAATATCATTTTGACCTCCCTTAATTATGAAACTCCCGCATAAAAGAAATCTGTTTCCTCATTTGCAAATTCAGATTTTTCATCGGATAGCACTTGTTCATCATATACAGTAGTATCATCCTGAGCCCCAGCTTCAGCATAGGATTCATTCAAATCTGTAATGCCCATACCCCCAAGTAAACTCTGCATTTTATTGGAACCACTCGCAGCATCTACCTGGTCATCATGGTCACCAGTATCAAATTCGCACATTTCCTGAATAAATGGTTCATTCCAAGCACCTTTTACCAATCGTATCTTTCCGGATTCACCAGCAGCAGCCAATGGTAATGCACGTATTCGTTTACTCTGGCTGACAGGTATTGGTATAATTCCAATATTTGATAATTCGGTATCAGCATAACACTCCTGAATCATACCTTTCTGAGGACCCTGCGATTCAATGCCTATCAATACATGTCCATTCAGTTCCCTGTCTTCACGTAATGATGTTTCTTTAATGAGTTTCCGAATATCAGGCCATTCTTTCCGTATTCGAATCATAGCATCAAAGTATCGGTATCCATTATCAACAGCACATCTCAGAGAAGCTGTGAATGAATCCTTGTCATGTTCACCTACAGCCAAATCCCAGTATCGTGTCCACATACTACCTAATGGTGCTCTATCAACTATTTCAAACATATTCCGTTTAAACATCATACCTTCATCTGGGGAAGGACGACCCCGATACATCGAATTCCAGTTATAACTACCTATGGTGCGTTTCACCTCCATAAGTTGCTTCTGTGAATGCAACCATGAACATAATGGTTCATACTTACGTCTACCTAATGGATCAGTGTCATTAAATTCTTTTGCGAGTGCTGAGAGGCATATATACCTCCAGCCAGTCTCACCGCTTCGTTCTGAGTCCAATAGATAACCAGCAAGATCATCCTTCCGCCATCTTGTCATAATAACAATTTGAATTGCATTATCGGATAATCTGGTTTTTAATGTAGACCGATACGACTCTTCAATCTTACCACGTATCAATTTGCTTTCCGCTTCTTCCCTGTTTTTATAAGGATCATCTATAATTAAAAGGTTTGCAGATACACCCATGATACGTCCGAATAATCCGGATGCTACAACACCACCATGATGAGGTTGTGCCACACTGAATCGATTAACAGCCCTGCTATCAGTATGTAATGATACTCCAGGGAATAATAATTGGTAGTTCTTATCATCTATAAAATCACGAATAGCACGTGAGAATGACATAGCGTGCTCATCACTATAGGACGTTAATATGATGTTGTTATCAGGAAACCTACCAAGATACATTGAGGGGAATAGTTTACTTATCTGTAATGATTTACCATGCTGCGGTGGCTCATGAAATATCAGTTTATTGTAACCAGGTACACCATTTAATGCATTTTCCAGACATTCAGCAACGTACTTATGATTCATACCTACTCTATATTTTGGATACATGAATCTGGAATAGTCACATAGATGTCTACGTGCCAATTCTCGTCGTGCTATTTCAGCAGTTGCTTTCACTGTTATAACATTTGGATTCATATTGAAAGTGTACCTTTATTTATTAAATTCACCCAATTACCTTCCACATACATTTCTATGTTTTTTGGAGCTATTGTCGTCTTGCTATATACTTCACTAATAAGAATTCCTTTACTCGGAGTTACATTTGATATTCGTAATAATACTGGTTTCGATACCGATACTTTATTTTGTCCAGGAGTTTTTACACTATCATATTCAGTCCAAAAAACTGTACTACTCCAATACTTGGCATCATTTAAATTAGTGGACATATACACTCTATCTTTTTCAGTATAGCCACTAAAATTTTCTGTTTTACCAGTAACTAAACCTTCCTTAGCTATGCCATCAATATTTCTACGTAATGTAGCATGATAAAATGTACCCTCTTTATGCTCCGTCGGAAAATTACCAAATGCATCCTCAAAAGTTTTTAATCTTCCAGCATCTTCCCTATTAATCGATATAGTATTACTTTGCGAACCACCTACTTCTCCAGGCCTACCTGCATGTCCAAAGTTACCAGAACCATCTCCACCTTTATAAATTCTACCTTTATTAATATCTACAAGAATTTTAGAAACTGATTTTGGTGGTTGCCAATTAATATTTGTTTTATTAACTGGTTGTATTATTTGTGAAGCATTTTTTATCATATAATCAGTACCTGGATAACCAGATTCAAGTATATTTTTTATAATTAATCCATCATGACCACCAACTTCGGCATTTTTCCATGCTTTTCTAATAAACTCAGGATTTGATCCAGCTTCAATTCTACCGGCATCTATAGTTAAAGGGTTTTTAATATTTAAATAACCAGTACTAACTTTATTACTTGGATTACTTGTTACAATAGAAGCAAATGAGGAGGCAACAGTCTCATTATCTGAAAAGTAAATAGCACCCATTCTATCAGGCGCATTATAATCAACACCTGCTTTTGCCCCATGATATAATAAAAGAGGTCTTCCCTCAGAATCTACAACTTTAGAACCATTAAATTGTGCTTGAAATTCGGGACTATTCTCATATTGAATTTTTACTATTTCAGGAGTCCTTAATTCATCAGGAATA